TATTTATAGAGAAAGGAAAACATTATAATAAAATGGATACTGATAAATTAGTAAAAGCAATTCAAATTATTGTTAAAGAAGAAATAAAGGCAACTCTTCCTAAATTAGTTAAGGAGGGGGTTAAGAGGGAAATGGCTAAATTGTTGAAAGAAAACAAACAATTGAGAGAAGCTATGAAACCACAAACTCCACCACAACCTACATTTATGGATGAACCTATTGTTGAAAATGTATTACATACTCAACCACAAAAACCATTGAGTAAAAACCCAATATTAAATGAGGTGTTAGCACAAACACAACCATTTAATTCACAACAAAGAAATATAGATGGAGTTCCATCATATGCTGGGGCACCGACTGAAACATCTTTCAGAACAATGAATTTTGATTCAACATCAACTCATACATTGGGACAGCAAAATATAGCACAACAAATGGGTTATGGTGATATGGTAATGCCTGGTCAAAGACAAGGATTGGGAGTTCAGACTGGAAATCCAGCATTAGATAAAGCTTTGAATAGAGATTATTCTCAGTTAATAAAAGCAATGGATAAAAAGAAAGGTCCTTGGAGACCTGGTATGGAGTAATAAATTATGGCAGTTGAATTAGGTAGAAAGATTGTAAAAGATACCACCCAATACGCAAATTATGCGATTGGTATCACTCTACCATTGACTTTTGGTGAGAATACATTTGAACAATCATTTCTAACCAATGAACAAGTAAAATCTAATATTAAGAATTTACTTTTAACTAAAAAAGGTGAACGAATTTTACAACCAGAATTTGGTAGTGGATTACAATCATTATTGTTTGAACCAAATGTGGATGATTTGGCTGGTAAGATTGAAGATACCATTAATGATAGTTTAAAAAAATGGTTACCTTATGTTACAATGGAAGAAATTAATATTGAATCAACCGATGAGTTGAGAGATAACAATAGATTAAATGTTTCAATAGATTTTAGAATTGGTGATAATATCAATTTGGAAAATCTCACATTTACAGTGCAGGGATAATAAGATATGGCAATAACAAAAACAACAAAGAACTTTAAGAATGGGGGTAAGGATATAAAATACCTCAATAAAGATTTTGCCGCATTTAGAGGTAATCTAATTGAGTTTGCTAAAACTTATTTCCCACAAACTTATTCTGATTTTAACGAATCATCACCGGGTATGATGTTCATTGAAATGGCATCATATGTTGGTGATTCACTTTCATATTATATTGATGATACTTTAAAAGAATCATTAATGGTTCATGCGGATGATATTGAGAATGTAATTTCACTTTCACAATATTTAGGATACAAACCAAAAGTAACCTCACCAGCCGTAACAACTCTTTCTGTTTATCAATTAGTTCCATCTATTGGTACTGGTACTAATAACACTTATGATGAAACTTATTTTCTTAGAATAAAAGAAGGTATGCGAGTTGAATCTACTAATGGTGTACAATTTATTACTCAAGATGTTGTTGATTTTTCTGATAAAACCGATAGAGAAATTACAATATACCAAACGGATAACATAACCGGTGAAACTTCATTCTATTTAGTTAAAAAATTAGTAAAGGCAATTTCTGCAGAACTTAAAACAAAAGAATTCACATTTGGTTCATATGAAGCATTTAAAACTATTGATTTAACCGATACAAATATTATTGATATCTACGATGTAAGAGATTCCAACGGAAACAAATGGTATGAAGTTCCATATTTGGCACAAGAGTTGGTATTTGTGGACTACCCAAATACATCAGCTAATGACCCGGATTTATATCAGTTTAAATCAACTGTACCTTATGTATTAAATACGCTTAAAACATCTCGTAGATTTGTTAAAAAAGTAAATGGTGATAGTACAACCACTTTACAATTTGGCGCAGGTGACCCATCATCAAGTGATGAAACAATAATTCCATCATTTAAAAATGTGGGATTGGGATTACCAAACTCTATTTCTAAATTAGAAGAATCGTTTGACCCAACAAATTTCTTAAAAACTAAAACATATGGTTCTTCACCATCCAATACAACAATTACTGTAAAGTATTTAGTTGGTGGTGGTGTTGAATCGAATGTAAAAAAAGGAACTTTAACCCAATTAAGAAATGTTGAATACGAAGAGGATACAACACTATTTACCCCTCAGCAATTGTCTGTTTATACTGCGGCTAAGAACTCAATCGCAGTAGATAACGAAGTTCCTGCAACTGGTGGTAAAGGGGGTGATACAATCGAAGAAATTAGACAAAACGCTTTAGCAAACTTCGGTTCTCAAAATAGAGCAGTAACTGCTAAAGATTATGAGGTTAGGGTATTATCAATGCCAACTAAATATGGTTCAATATCAAAAGCATATGCTACCGCTGATGGTACTTTGGATAACAATTCACCATCATCTATTCTTTCTTCACCAAAAGCAATGCAAGAGTTTACTGATTTGGTAATGAGTTTTGTTGAGAAGCCAGATTCAGAAGAACCCGATAGAAGAAGTGTTCAACAAGAATTACAAAAATTTTTAATTGGAAAAACTTCAAACGATAATGAAAAGAATAATCCATTTGCGATTAATCTTTATTTGTTGGGATATGATTCCGATGGAAAACTTTCAACTCTTAATAGAGCTGTAAAGGAGAATTTAAAAACATATCTTTCTGAATATAAAGTTTTAACTGATGGTGTGAATATTAATGATGGATTTATTATTAATATTGGTATTGATTTTGAGATTATTGTATTTAACAATTACAACAAGTCTGAAGTTGTTGCTGATTGTATTCAGGAGTTAAAAGATTATTTCAATATAGACAATTGGACTTTCAACAACACAATCAACCTTTCGGAATTAGAATTAATTGTTGCAAATGTAGAAGGGGTTAGTTCAGTTCCAATGTTGAAAATTGTAAATAAATGTGGTGGACAATATTCACCAAACTCATACAATATAGAAGCGGCAACTAAAGATAAGATTGTATATCCATCTTTAGACCCATCGGTTTTCGAAGTTAAGTTTCCAAATGCGGATATTAAAGGGAGAGCAAGATAATGGCATACTATTTCCTTACAGCATCAAAAGATGCATCGGTTTACTTACAACAACCTGACCAAAACGCTGGTTTAGATGAAGTATTAGAGGTAAGTAAAGTTTACTATGGTAACATCAAAGATGTATCCAGAGCATTCCTTAAATTTGATGTAGCAAACTTCTCAGCATCACTTTCGGCCGGAAGTGTTGGGTTTGAAACTGCAACATTGGTAATGAAGGAAACTGATTCGGAAGAACTTCCATTAGATTTCACTATTAATATTTATCCAATATCTCAAAGTTGGGAAATGGGTAAAGGTACTCGATTTGATAATGTAGAAACTGCTGGTGTAACTTGGAATTATAGAGAAGGTGATTCATCTCTAAGATGGGTGGGTTCTATTGATGGGGCAGGTCAACCTGTTTTTTCTGGAACATCTACCGGTTCATTTGCAGGTAAGGGTGGTGTTTGGTATTCCGATTTAAGTGGGTCTCAGAACTTCTCATATAAGACACAAGACTTAAATGTTAACATTACTTCCATTTTCCAAGCTTGGTTAAGTAGTTCAATTGATAATGAGGGTATCATTGTAAAACATACAAACGCTGTTGAAGAAGATACAAACGATTATGGTATATTACGATTCTTTAGTAAAGAAACTAATACAATCCATCAACCAAAAGTTAGAATTGGCTGGGATGATGTATCTTTTGTAACTGGTTCGTTGACTGAATTAACATCAGAAAATATTAAAGTTGGAATTAAAAACTTTAAGAAGGAATACAAAGTAAATACAACTCCAAAGTTGAGAGTAGTTGGTAGAGATTTATATCCAATCAAAACATTCTCAGCAACGGCACAATATGGTATCAGTAAATTCTTACCAACAACATCATACTACCAAATAAGAGATTATCATTCAGAGGATGTGATTGTTCCATTCTCAGATTACACAAAGTTAAGTTGTGATTCGAATGGTAACTACTTCAATCTGAATTTATCAAATTGGGAAGTGGATAGAGTATATAAAGTAGAATTAAAAGTTACCATCGATGGAGTTGATAATTTCTTTGATGAAGATTATACATTTAGCGTAATATCGTAAGATGAAAAACAGCGGATTAAAAAACGAAACACAAGTTTCCAAAATATTGGTAAGTGGTTCTACTGCTTTGGCAGAAAGAAACTCCGCTGGTGTACGTCTTTTTAAGGAATCTGATTTGGGTGATGGTATTATTAGTGGTAAGTTAATAAGGCCAAAATACAACACCAATGAACTAAAAAAATCAATAGATACTGAGATATTTGAGTTAATACCAAATGTTGCGCCGGATGGACCTGCTATGGTACTTAAATCAATCTATGATGATGCATTAGTTAGGATAGATGAATTAACATCTGATATAGTAGTTTTGAATACTGAAATAGGAAATCTAAATGCTAAAATTTCTGAATTGGAGATTGTATCGGAGAGTTTAAAAATTCAAACCGATAATGAAATTTTAAAAGCAAATATTGCACAACAACAATCAACTACGGCTAATGAGCAAGTAGCAACTACTACTATTGATTTATCAAACGCAATTCAAAACTCAATTAATGAAGCAGTTGAGAGAGTATCTCTAACCGCAAGAATTGAAGCATTACAGGAATCATTCAAAGTTCAGAAAGAATTAACTATACAAAGAGAACAAGAAAACGCAGCTCAGACAGCAGTAGATGGATTAAATGGATTCTTCGGACAAACCGCAAATGTTGGGTGGAAGATATCAGCTAATGATATTCAGGCGCAAGATGTATTAGGATTATACATTGAAACTGAGAATGATAATGTGGTAAGATATATGAATGGTTCTAAGGGTGTAGCATTCTTCAACTTCACCGATACCGAACAAACATTTACACTTTCATATAGTGGTAACAAAGCGGATGATACAACTTGGTTTGAAGGACCTACTTCATTTAAAGTTCCACCAAGAAACGAAAATGCGGCTGGTGTAACAACGGCTAAATTTAGATTTAGAAATAGACCTAAAGCTGGACAAAGTAATCGAAATACAACATTCGAAGCCACAGTTACTATAAACACAACATCCGGTGATAACTTAACATTCAAAGCATACTACAAAAAAGAAGTTAAGAGAAAAGATACATGGGGTGTAGTTGGTAGTGCATTAGTAACAGTTGGTAGAGATGTAACAGGCGGATAATATGGCAATTAAAACATTTAAAGAAATAATCGAAAACAAAGGGTATCGAATCTCTTCGAAAGATAGAGAAATCTTCGAACAGGGTACTCTACAATCATTCTTCGGATTTTCGGATTCGGATATGATTGAATTTATTGTTTATGATGCCAACGATAACCAATTACCTCAAGGTGAGTTTGGTGAGTTAGTTAGATACATTCCACTAAGTTCGGAAAACATTAAAGATTACTTCTTAATTGCAGATGGAACTCAATTACAAGCTTTCCAATTTCCAAACGAATATTTTATTGATGTTGAGAGATTGATAAATGAAGCTGGATACAATAATGGTATTTTCAAAACCCAAATCACACTTCTAAATAAAAGAGTGGGATATGAATCTCCAAACGAAAAGTTATGGATTCAAGAAGTATCTCCATCAAGAACTGAAGTTAGATTACAACCAATAGTTAATGAGGTATCTAAGAAAACTGATTTACTTCAGAGATACAATGTTATGGTTAATGGTTCTGATTTTAGAGATGATGTTATTCCGTATGTAGGCAACTTTGTGGATTCAATAAACCCATCTGAAGTTAGTTTGTTTATCAAAAAGACTTATGGTGAGAAATGGTACAACAACTTTGTATCTGAATTTGGTATCAAAGGGTTGGATACATTAGTTACTAAAATATACAACAAATTTAGAGAAGCTGTTTTCTATGAATTTTCAAATAGAAATTCATCTATTGGCGATGTGAACTATGGTAAGAAAAAACCAATTAAACCATCAATACAATTTTCTAAAGAGGATGTATATAAAATATCTCAAAGAATTTTAGTAGAAATTATTAATAAATATTTACCAACGAGAACTATTCAAACATCAACTCAAATTGAAAACGAATTTGATGCTAGTTTAGATAAACTAAATCAAATTATTAAAAAGAGAGAATCTGATGTAGTAATCAATGCAAAAGTTCCTCAAATAAATGTAACAGTTGAAAAACCTGCAGATGTTATAGTGGAAACTCCACTTAAAGCTGAAATAATGAAAGAAGTTCCAACTGAACTTCCTGTTCCAAAATTTAGTAAACCCAATATCAGTAAATCTATAAAAAGAAAAAGTAGATTATCAAAGGTATTTAGTGGTAGTAGAAATAGAAAATTAGATAGATTATAATATGGCGGTTCCTGTAAAAAATATAGAAAATTTTGAAGTAGGTAACCCTAATGATATTTATAATGTATCCGGGGATAACAACAATACTCTTTATAATAACAACACTTTTTACGATAACACTTTACCTGATTTAGGTGGTGAAGGTGGTGGTGGAACTACCATACAGCCCACCACAACTAATACATTTATTTTTAATGTTAGTTCTAATCAAAAATCATTTGAATCATTAGTAAATGGTGAGAAGGTTGGTGATAGTAAACGAATTAGAATCAGTAGAGAATCTTTAGCAGAGGAAAACAAAAAGATTGAAATAAAAAAAGAAGGATACTTTACCGATGAATACTATTTAATTGAAATGGTTGATGATGGTGTACCTATAATAGATAATCCAAAATTTAACCAACCATTAGGTATAAACACCAAAGATGTTGTTTTAACATATTATAAAGGTGGTGAAACTGTTGGGAGACCATTAGTTATCGGAGGTAATGTTTCAACAAATTTGGTATTTAACTTAACACAACGAAGTGTAGATGTAATTGAAGAACCATCTACTCTAAAAGTATCATTCAAAATTAGTGGTAAGGGAACGCCTGTTAGTATTTTAAAAAATGGTAACAAATCCGCAGAATTTTTCCCAACCATTGGTGTTAGTGAATATGAAGATATAAGTGGTACTAAATATATCATTCGTTCATCTAATTCATCATTACATAGAATTACAAAAATTAGTTGGAATAACGAAGAGTTATCTGCTAAGGATGGTGAAAGTTTGGAATTAGATATAACTTTAAATGATAACTACATTTTTAGTATCGAAACTGAAGAAGTATTCCAAGGTACTCCAGCCAAAGACCCAAAGATTGAATTGGTAAAAACCGATGCACGAAAATACAATATAAACTCAAAAACAGGTGTTCCATTGATGTTCAAAAAGAACTCAGATGTTGAGGCAATTACTGTTATTGTTGGTGATGATGTATTAGAGTTTGATGATTTGGATAAGGGAGATTTGTGTGGTATCACAATTCCACATTCGGTTTTCAAAAATATTGGAAAGTATAATGTTAAGATTTTCCCATTCTCATTTGATGATTATGAAAATCAGGTTAGACCCGCTGAACCAGCCGATACGATTGAAACTAAAGAGGTTGTTAAAAAGAATATCGTAAAAGAGGAAGTTGTAATCGAAACTCCTAAACCTAAAGATATTTATAATCCATACAACCCTACTGTTGGTGTTGGTGGGAATAGACCAATAATCATAGACTCAATTGAACAAGAATTGAAAAGAAGAGAAAGGGCTAGTGGTGGCGTTGAAGATAATAGTTTTGTAAATAGACCTGTGGATAATAGAAACATAAAATAAGATGGCACAAGAAAAATTACCATATGGAATGGGTGGAGCTGGTGGAAATAATAACACTGGTAATACCAATGTGCCTCAAAATAACCCATCAACGATTAACCAACCTGTAAATCCTGTCAATTATCCAACCAAACCAACAAACGACGAAGGATTGAAATCAAACCTACCTCCGATTTCATTATCAGATAGACCTCTTCCATTAATCGAAAAATTAGAAAAAGGTATTGAGGATGTAGAAACAATCGATGTATCGAATAGAGCAATTGATTTAGTTATCAATGTAATCGATGAGAAATATGTAAATGTTCCTGATATTGTAAAGGTAACTTACCCTAAAGAAGTAAGAGGAGCTGATTTTGTTGGATATGATGTAGATTTTGATATTTCATTTGATGTAGTAAATGGGACATCCGATGGATATATAGAAGTTGGTATTGGTGATACTAAATCAGCTTTCAAAACAACCGATAAACGATTATCACTTAATGTAAAAGATATCGTAACAAACTACATTGGTGTAGATGGTGATAACGATAAGATTGAAATTCCAATATCACTAACACCTGTAAATGGTGATGTTAGAGGTGAGACTGAAACATTTAAAGTTCTTTTTGATAAAGGTGATTTAAATATCCCAAGAGATTTAGCAATCAATAGATTAGCGGAAGGATTCATATCTCAATTTACAAATTGTAATTTTGATGATTCCAAATATCTTACTCACCTATTACATTTAGGTAATGGTGATAATAAAGTTATTACAACTTGGGTAGGTAGTAATGATTCTTTAATTCTTAAATTATACGAACCACTACCAACATCTGTTCAGACAAACGATAAGGTTTGGATTACTAAAATACAAGCCGAACCAATCATTGAAACAATTACAATGGTTGGAGATGGTGTTGATTATTGTCCACCATTAAAAGGACCTAATTTTGGGTTGGAAGTTGATAATGGCATTGGGTATCAAGTATATGATGAATTATTGGCAAGTGGTTCTACTACAAACACATCATTGGTTCAGAAATATATTTCTAAAACTGGAATTGATACTGAAAAGTTAAATATAGAGTACACTACTGGTTCTGAATATAATTTTGAAAACTTTGTACACTTTGGTTCTGCTGAAGAAAGAATCAAAAACTTTTGGTATAAAATTGAATTATTAGAATCATATCAATCAAAATATAATTCTTTAACAACATCAACTGTTGAGTTGGGGTATGTACTTGCTGAAGGTGGTGCGTATGATGGATTTGTAATTATATCCGAAGATAGTAGTTCATTGGAATTAGAATCAACTTCAATAACAGCAGCTTCAATCATTGAAGCAAACAAACAATTAGATAATATCAATAATTTAATTGGTACATTTGATGGATTTGAAATGTGGCTGTACACATCAACCAATGATTTAGCATATCCAAAGAGTGGAAACACCATTGTAGCATCAACTGATTCTTCTGCAATTGCTTGGTATAATGCCGGTGTTACCGATGCGGCAAATTTCGATAAAAATAATGTAGATTACCTCAACAATAATCTTCCTGAATTTATTAAGGAGGATTATGAAAATGAGGACTTTATGTTGTTTATGGATATGTTGGGGCATCACTTTGATGTGATTTGGGTTTATATAAACGCATTAACCAAACTCAAAACACCACAACACAAATCTGATAAGGGATTCTCAAATGAGCTTGTATATGCAATGCTTGAATCTTTGGGTTGGAATGGTAAGAAGGCATTTGATTCACAATTCCTTTGGGAGTATGCATTGGGATTAAACAAAGATGGTTCTCAGAAATACCAACAATCCCTTAAATCGGCAAACGAAGAAGTTTGGAGAAGAATCCTTAACAACTTACCTTACTTACTAAAACATAAAGGAACTGCTCGTTCTCTAAAAGCGGTAATGGCTTGTTATGGAGTTCCACAATCACTCCTTACAATTATGGAGTTTGGCGGACCAACCGACCCAACCGATGGTGGTACTCAGCCATTCACATTCGAAGATAGAACATCTGCACTGGTATTTAGTGGTTCTCAACAATTAAGTGTAGATTGGAACACATCTCAATTACCATTGAGTATTGAGATGAATGTTAAGTTTAACGAATCTCAAACTCACAACTTAGTTAAGGGTATTGCAGGTGCTAGTAATTACTTCCAAATAGATGCAGTTCAAACAACTGGTTCATTTGGTAGAGTGGTATTCTCAATGTATTCTGGTAGTG